AACCACGGTGGGTCTACGAACAGCATAGATTTGTACTGGGATCTTTCTGGAACGCCACAGGTTTACTTATTTGACGGAACAAACATATCAGGTGGCGGTAAAGAAACGCTAGGAAACGGAGGAGGCCCGTTGTTTGTCCTCCACGACAACGAAACAGTAAAGTGTCAGGCGACTTCTACAGGCAATATCGAGGTAGTTGTAACCTTTGATCTAGTAGAACAAGCACCAGCACTCGTTAACTTTAATGGATCTTAACGTTGAACTACTTCCTTGGCAGCAGGAAGTGTACAATGATCCGACTCGTTTTAAAGTAGTAGCTGCCGGAAGACGAACAGGAAAGTCACGACTCGCTGCGTGGCTGCTCATTATTAATGCGTTGCAAGCCGAACGAGGTCATGTTTTTTACGTTGCGCCTACGCAAGGACAAGCCCGTGACATCATGTGGCAGACTCTGCTAGAGCTAGGACACCCTGTTATTGCAGGCAGTCACATCAACAACCTGCAAATCAAGCTGGTCAACGGGGCCACAATTAGTCTAAAAGGAGCCGACAGGCCAGAGACTATGCGTGGTGTGTCCTTGAAGTTTCTTGTTATGGATGAGTACGCAGACATGAAGCCCGATGTGTGGGAACAGATTCTGCGTCCAGCCCTAGCAGACCAGAAGGGTCACGCGCTGTTCATAGGTACGCCTATGGGTCGTAACCACTTCTACGAGTTGTACAAGTACGCGGAGATGTCTGATGATGAAACATATAAGGGCTGGCATTTTACGTCTTACGATAACCCTCTACTTGATCCAAGTGAGATTGACGTTGCTAAAAAGTCGATGTCGTCGTATGCGTTCCGCCAAGAGTTTATGGCGTCGTTCGAAGCCACAGGTTCCGAGATGTTCAAGGAAAACTGGATTAAGTACGGTGAGGAGCCGGAGTTTGGTGATTACTACATCGCAATAGACTTAGCTGGCTTTGAGGAAGTAGGAAAGAAGCGAACGAAAAACACGAAGCTAGACGAGACAGCAATGGCTATCGTCAAGGTAGGAGACAACGGAGATTGGTACATCGAAAACATCATACACGGAAGGTGGTCACTAGATGAAACAGCCATCAAAATCTTCCAAGCTGTTCGTGACTATCGCCCTGTGTCTGTTGGCATTGAAAGGGGAATTGCAAAACAGGCAGTTATGTCTCCCCTCATGGACTTGCAAAAGAAATACGCTCAGTTTTTTAGAGTCGAAGAACTGACACACGGTAACAAAAAGAAAACCGACAGGGTAATGTGGGCGCTGCAAGGGCGCTTTGAGAACGGAATTGTGAGCATGAACAAAGGTGACTGGAACGCAAGGTTCCTAGATCAGTTGTTTCAATTCCCTGATCCGTTGACGCACGACGACCTAGTTGATGCGTTAGCGTACATAGATCAGCTTGCTAACGTCCCGTATGGGATTGCTGAACTAGAGTTCGAAGAGCCTGAAATTTTAGATATTGTAGCGGGGTACTAAGGTGAGTGAATTATATAGTCCAGACCCACTGATGATGGGAGAGACCATTGAAGGTTGGGTTATAAACAAATGCGAAGATTGGCGAGATAATTTTGAATCAAACTATGAAGCAGATTTTGACGAATACTACAGACTGTGGCGGGGCATCTGGGATCCTGCTGACCGTGAGCGTTCCTCTGAGCGTAGTCGGATTATTTCTCCTGCACTTCAGCAAGCTGTCGAATCTAACGTAGCAGAACTAGAAGAAGCTACGTTTGGTCGTGGCAAATGGTTTGACATCACAGACGACATGAATGATCCTGAGAAGCAGGACATTCAGTACCTGCGTAAGAAGCTAACCGAAGACTTTGAGCAATGCAAGGTACGCAAGGCTGTAGCCGAGTGTTTGATTAACGCCGCTGTGTTCGGTACTGGTGTTGGTGAAATAGTCATCGAAGAAATAAAAGAGATGGCTCCTGCTACTCAACCCATTATGGACGGACAGTTGCAAGCGGTAGGCGTTAACATCACTGACCGTGTTGTTGTCAAGCTCAAGCCTGTGTTGCCTCAGAACTTCTTGATCGACCCTGTAGCAACGTCTGTAGACGACGCTATGGGCGTTGCCGTTGATGAGTTCGTTAGCCGTCACCACGTAGAGATTCTTCAGGAGCAAGGCGTATACCGCGACGTATACGTAGCTAACGCAGCACCTGACACTGACCTAGAGCCAGACCAAGACCTTACTGTCTACAACGACGATAAGGTACGTCTGACGAAGTACTATGGTCTCGTGCCTAAGCAGTTGCTAGAAGACGCTACCGAAGAAGAAATAGAGTCAGACTCAATGTACGTTGAGGCTATCGTTGTTATTGCTAACGGTGGTGTTCTGTTAAAGGCAGAGCCAAACCCGTACATGATGCAAGACCGTCCTGTTGTTGCGTTTCCTTGGGACGTAGTTCCGGGACGCTTCTGGGGACGAGGTGTTTGTGAAAAAGGCTACAACTCTCAGAAAGCACTAGATACCGAGCTACGCGCTCGTATTGATGCACTGTCGTTAACCATCCACCCCATGTTGGCTATCGACGCAACCCGCCTGCCGAGAGGCAGTAAACCTGAAGTGCGTCCGGGTAAAATGATACTGACGAATGGCGATCCCCGTGAAGTACTACAGCCTTTTAACTTTGGACAAGTGGGCCAAATTACTTTTGCACAAGCAGCGAGTTTGCAGCAGATGGTACAGCAAGCAACAGGCGCTGTTGACTCTGCCGGTATTGCTGGACAGGTTAACGGAGAAGCAACTGCCGCAGGAATAAGTATGTCTCTAGGCGCAATCATTAAGCGTCACAAGCGTACTCTAATTAACTTCCAGCAGTCCTTCTTGTTACCTTTTGTTACTAAGGCTGCACACAGGTATATGCAGTTCGATCCAGAAAACTACCCAGTAGCTGACTACAAGTTTAACGCTTCGTCAACCTTGGGGATCATTGCTAGGGAGTACGAAGTGACTCAGCTAGTGCAGTTGCTACAAACAATGAAGCAAGACAGTCCTCTGTACCCTGTGTTGATCCAGAGCATCATCGACAACATGAACCTGTCTAACCGCGAAGAACTTATTGCCACAATGCAACAAGCGTCTCAGCCAGACCCACAAGCTCAACAGATGGCGCAGATGGCACAACAGGCACAGCTTGAGTTCCAGCAGAGCCAGACTAATGCGTTAAACGCACAGGCTGCTGAGTCTCAGGCAAGAGCGCAGAAGTACGTAACGGATGCACAGATTGCTCCGCAAGAGCTAGAGATCGACAAGATCGAAGCAATAACCCGCAACCTACAGGCTGGCGATCAGGACGATAAAGAGTTCGAACGTCGATTGAAGGTAGCTAACACTCTCCTAAAGGAAAAAGAGATAGAGGCTAAAACCAATGCTAATGACACAACGCGAGCTAGACAACCTGATCGAACAAATCAACCAAGCGTTCAAGACGCACTTCGACAAGCTGGAGAAAATGGAGGAGCGGCTAGCGGCCCTAGAGGGCCAAATGTCGGGCCTCGTCCAACAGGAGAAATCTAATGCCAAAGGAGAAGGATCCAAGACTAGCGCGAGCAGGGGTAAGCGGGTTCAACAAGCCAAAGAGGACGCCTAGCCACCCTAAGAAGTCTCATGTGGTTGTTGCCAAAGAAGGCGACAAAGTTAAAACAATTAGGTTTGGACAACAAGGAGTATCAGGTGCTGGAAAGAATCCAAAGTCAGCTTCAGAAAAAGCTAGACGAAAGTCGTTTAAAGCTAGACACGCATCAAACATTGCTAAAGGAAAACTATCTGCTGCTTACTGGGCTGATAAAGTCAAATGGTAAAGATATACAAAGTTGTGTGGAAAGATGCTCAAGGAGGAGCAAACGTGGGCTGGCGAGAGTTAGACGAGCTTACGCAAGCTAAAGTAGCTACTGCTGTATCCTGCGGTGCTGTCTTGGTTAACGATGAGGACAAGATAATCATATGTCCACATATGTTAGTCGAAGATGGTAATATTACCGAAGGAGACGCAGAGCTAGTCATACCCAAGCAATGGGTGTTAACAATGGAAGAACTAGGAGAACTGTGATGCCAAAAGTAGGAAAGAAAGAATATCCGTACACTTCTAAGGGTATGGCTATGGCTAAAGCAAAAGCAAAGAAAACAGGACAGAAGGTAAGTTATGGCAAAGCAAAAAGCAAAAGGAAGTCCTAAGCCGTTGCAGCAAAGATGCGGAGATTAACAAATTTATTCTCCGCAAACGAAGAAAGACTGGTAATAATACCAAAAGGGCTTGACATTTAGTCTAAAATGTGGTATAATATATAGTATATAGTAACTAATGAGACAACCTTATGGCCTCTATGGACAAAGAATTAGAAACGTATTACAACACTTACTTCGACCTTTTCCGTACAAATGGATGGAAACAGTTAATCGAAGAGTTAACAACAAACGCTGTTGCTATTAACTCAGTAGAAGCAACTAAAGATGTAAACGATATGTTTTTCCGTAAAGGACAACTAAACGTATTGACACACATCATTAACTTTGAAACTGTTATAAACAATGCGTTTGACGAACTAACTCAAGAGCCTGACGAAGATGATTAAGGTTTTTGACTTTCGGTGTACCAATGGTCACCTATTCGAAGAATTTGTAGAGAGTAACGTAACAACCAGTAGGTGCGGTTGTGGCGCGAATGCTACAAGAGTCGTATCAGCAACACAGTGCGTACTAGAAGGTGCATCCGGTGATTTTCCGGGAAGGCACATGAAGTGGGTACGAGAACATGAAGCTGCTGGTCGTAAATCAACTCCATAACCATTAGGCGGAGACTTAAATAATGTCACGAGCACAACTCATTGATGAGCGCCCCGAAGAAGACAACAACGAAACAGACGCAGTAGAACAACAAGAAACCTTTGAGTCTCACGAAGAAGAGGTAGCTCAACCGGTATCTAACATACCAGAGAAGTATCAGGGCAAATCCCTAGAGGAAGTTGTCCAGATGCACCAAGAAGCTGAAAAGCTGATGGGTAAGCAAAGCTCTGAAGTTGGTGAACTGCGAAAGGTCGTTGATGACTACATTCAGGCACAACTCTCACAACAACAAGCACCTGTACAACAGCAAGAAGAAGATGATATAGACTTCTTTACTGATCCTAAATCCGCTGTTAGTAAAGCGATTGAGAACCACCCGAAGATCCGAGAAGCTGAGGAATACACTCAGCACTACAAAAAGCAATCAGCGTTAGCTCAGTTACAATCTAAGCATCCTGATATGCAAAGCATTTTGCAAGACAATAAGTTTGCAGAATGGATCAAAGGATCAAAGGTACGGACTCAACTGTTTGTACAAGCAGACCAACAGTATGATTACGACGCTGCTGACGAACTGTTTTCTCTCTGGAAAGAAAGAGCACAGGTAGCCCAACAAACGGCTAACGTCGAAAAGCAAGCACGTAAACAGCAGGTTAAGTCTGCTAGCACAGGCAACGCTAGAGGAACAGGGGAAGGGACACGTAAGAAGGTATATCGTCGTGCTGATATTATTAAGTTAATGAAGACCGACCCAGAGCGTTACCAGTCTCTATCAAGCGAGATATTTCAAGCGTATGCCGAGGGTCGCGTCAAATAGCCTAATCTAAAGGAGATTAATTATGGCTGGCGAAATTTCTGATGTATATCCTACAGCTAACGCGATTGTCGATAAGACAGCCGCCGGAACCTTTATCCCCGAAATCTGGAGTGATGAAGTAATTGCGGCGTACCAAAAGAACCTAAAGATGTCCCCTCTGGTCAAGAAGATTTCTATGACTGGCAAGAAGGGTGACACCATTCACGTACCTAAGCCCATCCGTGGTGCTGCTTCTGCCAAGGCTGAGTCTACTGCTGTAACGATTCAGGCTAACGTTGAGCAAGAGCTGCAGATCGCTGTTGACCGTCACTTCGAGTACTCACGTTTTATTGAGGACATCGTTGAGACTCAGGCACTGAACAGCTTGCGTCAGTTTTACACTGAAGACGCTGGTTATCAGTTGGCCCTAAAGGTTGACACTGACCTGATGAACGCTGCTACTGGCTTCGGTAACGGAACTAAGACGTTTGCTCCTGCAAACACTGGTGCTGACTGGGTAGCTTCTAACAGCTACTACAGCAACGCTGGTTCTGCACTGGCTGCTTACGCTGCTGACACTGTTGCTACTGGTGACAACTTCAGCGACGTAGTGTTCCGCGCACTGATTAAGCTGATGGATGACGCTGACGTACCTATGGAGAATCGTGCTCTTATCGTTCCTCCTGCGGCTCGTTCAACGATCATGGGTATCGACCGTTACGTGTCTTCGGACTTCGTAGGTGGTCGTGGTGTTGAGTCAGGACTAATCGGAAACCTCTACGGCGTAGACGTATACGTTTCTTCTAACTGTCCTGTCATTGAGACTGGTGCTGAAAACGGCGCGTCTTCTCTCGACACTCGTGGTTGCTTGTTCTTCCACAAGGATGCTATTGTTCACGCCGAGCAAATGGCTGTACGTTCGCAAACGCAGTACAAACAAGAGTACCTCTCAACTCTGTACACCGCAGACACTCTCTACGGTGTCGAAGTTTACCGTCCAGAGGCTGGATTTGTACTTGCAATTGCCGATGAGTGATGATATAATATAGGCGTAACCTATAAACTTAGGGGGAACAGGAGTGCAGTCCTTAGTACCCCTCTTCTACTGCACTAGGAGTTAATATGAAAACTTGCACTAAATGTAAAGAAACAAAAGATTATTTAGAGTTCCACAAAAACCCCAAGTCACCTGATGGACACAAAGCGGAGTGTGCTGCTTGTTCTAGGGCAAGAAAAAACGAGTGGCGTAAAAAAAACGCAGAAAGTGAAAGACAAAAGTGGAAGCAGTGGCAGTCTGAAAACAAAGAACACAGAGATGCTTATCAGAAAGCATACATGGCTAACCACCAAAAAGAAAACCCAGAGTATTGGAACTCTCAAAACTCTAGATACAGAGCGGCCAAACTAAAAGCAACACCAGCATGGGCCAACAAAGAAGCAATAGATTTTGTTTACTATGCTGCAAAAGTAATAGAAGAGGTATACGGAACTAAGTGGCACGTAGACCACATTGTTCCACTCAAAGGTAAAAACGTATGTGGCCTACACGTGCACAACAATTTACAACTGTTAACACCAGAGCAAAACTTATCTAAATCCAACACGTACTGACTCAAGGAGAACCCTATGTCACGTTTAGCAAGAGACGCAAATTCAGAGGCAATTCAGTGCCTACGTCCCTCTACATCACAAACTGTTAACGCATCAGGTACAGCAGCTTCTAGCTCCGCTGTT